GGCACATGTGTAACGCATGCATTTCCGGATGTTGGAGTAGAAATAGGAGCACCTGAAGTACTACATAAATTAGTAACTCAAGGACATAAGTTAATTCTTTACACTATGCGTTCTAATAATAAACCTTCTGCGCACATTCCAATGGAAGGTAGAGAACCAGGTATTATCTACGCAGACGGTCAATTTTTAACTGCAGCCAGAGAATGGTTTGAAAAGCATAAAATTCCTTTGTACGGTGTAAACATTAATCCTACTCAAATGAATTGGACTAGTAGTCCTAAAGCTTATGCAGAATATTACATTGATGACGCTGCAGTAGGGGCTCCATTAAAAATAGATAAAAGTATTAGTGATAGACCTTTTATACACTGGAGACGAATGGAAATAATGCTTATTAATTTAGGATTATTACCACATACTAAATTAAGTATTATCACTAAAATTTTAACTGAATTACAAGACACAATGGCTTGGCAAAATTCAGAATTAAAGTTTAATGGTTTACCTATTAAATACCTTAATCACACGCATTTAATTGATATGGATGAAGATAGTTTAACTACTTTTCATTCAGAAATAATTCTCAAACATTTTGTTAAACTTTAATTAAAACTACCATGTCAGGTACAGAAAATCAAGTTGCCGGAGCTTTAGAAAAACTGAGCGAGTTAAAAAATACTACGACTTTTTTAAGTCAAGAATTATTTCATTTTACATTACCAAACGGAGATAAACTTACCATTGTACCTAGAAATGCAGCACCAGCTTGGATGGCTAAAAATCAATCTAAACTAGTTGAACGTCTAAGTGTTGGATGGACAGGAACAAACGAAAAAGGTTTATTTCTTGCAGCTCGAAATAATCATATAGCTTTAGTGGCTGAAGATGATGATAAATGGGTAGCTTATAATGTAACACATTCAGGAAATTAAGATGGCTAAAACTAAACAGCCATTAATATGGTCCAGTTTAGTCCATATAATGGCAAAGCATAGATCGCGTGACGTAAAAAATCACGCGGATATGCTTCTCAAACAAATGAATACTGCAGGAGGTACTGATATATTAAGAGATGAAGCATCAAACTTTGTAGATCAACACCCTAAATATAAAGTGTATTCAAATCCAAGTTCAAATAATCCAACTAGTAATACTAAAAAAAGGAGGAAATAATGAGAGTTTCAATACAACATACTGTTTATCCACAAAAACCTTGTAAGACTTTTGAAGATTGGTATCACAAATTACATTATCAAAAGCCTTCAAAAGGTAGAACAGTATTTATTTCATCAGTATGGGATGAATCTAATCCTTTAACTGAAATTCAACGTAAATGGACAGCCATGAAAATGGAGCACGAATTATCTAAAGTTGAACAGTATGGTGAAAAAGAGGAAAAACCGTTTATTCTAAAACAGTTATTAATGACATTAGGTAAAGCTGTATCATTTTAACATTAACCTGTAACATTATGCCTACTACAATTATAGATTATCATCAAAGTAATTTTTCTTTTAATCAATTTAAAGAATTTTTACTAAGCCATTATGTAATAGGTTGTGATACTGAAACTACAATGACTAAATCAATCGTAGAGCGTGAGTTACGTTTAATACAATTTGGTACTGAACAAGAAGTGTGGGTATTCAGATGGAGAATGCTTTCTGAAAGCGAAAAACAGTTTATTCAAGAATACCTTGAAAACCCTAATCGCGTAAAAGTAATTCAGAATGCAACATTTGAATACACCATATTTCGAAAGTACGGAATTCTGTTAAAAGGAATTTACGATACTAAAATTATGGAGCAAATTCTGTATACCGGATATGATATTAAACAGAAACAATACGCTTTAGATGACATTGTATATAGTTATTGTAATACTGTACTTGATAAGAGTTTACAAACATCGTTTGATAATGTTAATGATGATTACAGTATTGAACAAATATTATATGCAGCTAATGATATTAAGTATTTATTACCTATTTATCGAATGCAAGTAGATCAACTTAAATCACGAGACGATGAATGGATTGCAGCACTAGAGAATGAAAACATTAGAGGTTATGGAGAAATAGAATACCATGGTATGAAGTTAGATACTAAGCAATGGATATCTTTAATACCAGAAGCTCAAGTTATAGTTCAACAAGCTGTAAGTGAAATGGATTCTTATCTTTTAGAAGGTGGAGAATTGTATGAAAAAGCTGTAGCTAATAAAATGGTTACCACTGAAGATACACTTAATTTTAAGTGGACATCTCATACTAAAGTACGGATATTATTTAAAGATTTATTAGGTATAGACGGTACATCAAAAGCATTTCTTAAAGGATATTTAAAAGATCATAGTGATAGATTTTCAGCTGACGTACAAAGTCATTTACAAGAGTATTTTATTGGAAACAGTAAACCTTTAGAAAATTTCTTTATTAAAAATTTTAGACAATACTTAATCGACAATGAGTTTCTTATACCTAAAAATACTGCATTAGTAAATTGGGGTTCACCGCCTCAACGATTAAAAGTATTTCAGTTTGTACATCCTAACCTTAAATCTACTGACAGATTAGAACTTGAGAAACTTAAAAGTCCTCATAGTATTATACAAAGTTTTCAAGATTATCAATCTAAAGAAAAACTTGTATCACAATTTGGAGAATCGTTTATTCGAGACTATGTAGATAGTGATGGTAAAGTACGTACTAGATTAAATCCTATCGTTAGAACCGGAAGAGCTTCATCAGCTGATCCTAACATGCAGCAAATTCCTGCTAAAGAAGCTGTAGGTACTAAATACAGAAACTGTTTCATATGTGAACCAGATGAAATGTATGTTGATAGTGATTACTCTTCACAAGAATTAGTGTTAATAGCCTCATTATCTCAAGACCCTGTATGGTTAAATGCATTACAATTAGGTCAAGATTTACACTCAGTGTGTGCTGAATTAGTGTTTAAAGGTAAATGGGCCGATGCAGCTGAAGCTGATTGTGCTTACTATCATCAAAATAAAGCTAAGTGTAAATGTAAAAAGCATAAGCCTTTACGTAATGCAGTTAAGACAATTAACTTTGGTTTAGCTTACGGAATGAGTAAGTATAAATTATCAGCAACGTTAAGTATTTCAGAAGATGAAGCTCAGAAATTAATCAACGAGTTCTTTTCAGTGTTCCCATCAATTGGTGCCTGCTTAAAAGAGTTAGGAGAGTTTGGCGTACGTTATGGATACATTATGACTCCAGCACCATTCTTTAGAAAAAGATATTTTCCTGATTGGGATAAATATAAAGAATTTGCAATAGATCATATTAACGGAGATTATCATTGGGCCCTAGGCGCCATTGAACGTCAATCTAAAAATACTCCTATTCAAGGAGGTGCAGCTGATATGGTTAAACTAGCACTATGTTTCATACTATGGTACTTAGAGGATAATAATCTTTTTGACATAGTAAAAATTGTTGCAGTTGTACACGATCAGATTACCACAATTACTAAAGATTATCACGCAGACGAATGGAAACATGAGTTTGATAAATTAATGTGTGATGCAGCTCAAATAATTGTAAAAGACGGTACACTTAAAGCCGAAACTACCGTTTCACCATACTGGACAAAATAACATTTTAAATTTAATCCTATGTCAATCACAAATTGTAATCACAAAGTTCAATTAGTAGCAATAACTACATTTGGCCATGGAGATAGCAGTACGCTAATCTATGGTCAATGTGAATTCTGTAAGGCTCAAGGTAGAAGTATAACTATCATGGGATTTCCTGCTACACATGAAGACTTAAGAACAGCTCAATCTTTATTTGAGCAAGATAAATTAAACGATCAATTAACACTTATTGTTAGATAACATGAAAATTATTGGAAAAACTGCTGAAGGTTTCATTGTAGACATTTCAGCATCAGAAATTAAAAGTTTACTTTCTGTAGAAAATGAGAAGCGTAAAGATCCTTTAGCTTCACTTAAAATAGGTGATGAAATTCAACCTACAATTGCTCTCTCAAACTTACATCTTTTAAGAAGTTTAAAAGAAAGTAGTGAATTTCACTATTTAAAAAGTTACACTGAAGATGCAATGGAAAAAGGTAAAAAATTCTTAGAAGCCATTGAAAAAATGGATCAACCTTTATCAACAATATCTTCTAAAATTGGAAGTGAGCGTGTTTAAATTTTAACATTATGGCTTTACTACAAACGTTAGAAGAAGTATTTCAGAAGAAATCTGAGATACAGGAAAGAGCTTATGAAGAATTAGCAGCTAATAACTTCAGAGGACAAGCTCACATGGCAACCGGTGTAGGTAAAACTAGATTAGCTATTTTAGTAGCAGAGCGTAGACACAAAGAAGCTGATACTGGGGAATTACTGTTAGTAGTTCCTACAGTACGTCTTCGAGATAACAATTGGCAAGACGAATTTAACAAATGGAGTTCACAAGAACTTTACGATAAATTTGAACGATCGTGTTACGTATCTATTAATAAAATTAAAGGTCGACATTTTAAGTACGTCATTCTTGATGAAGCTCATCATATTACAGAAGCTAATAGTGAATTTTTCGCTAACAATACTGTAGATGAAATTATCATTATGACAGCCACGGCGCCTAAAGATCAAATGAAAGCTTTAATGCTTGAAGTACTCGCTCCAGTTGTATTTACATACACACTTGAAAATGGTATTGAAGATGGAATTATTCCACCATTTTGGTTGTACGTTGTAGAAGTAGATTTAGACGGTACTGACAAATATTTAGTTGGAGGTTCTAAAGCTAAACCATTTCTACAAACTGAACGTAGTCGCTACGAGTATTTAACTAAGAATTTCAATACAGCTATAATGGCCAATCGAAATGGTACTAAACCATGGATGGTTAATCGAGCTATGCAAGCTAGAACACAATTCATTAGTACGTTACGCTCTAAAACATTTATAGCTAGTAAAATACTTCAACAGATTCCAGAAGACCAACGCGTTATATTATTCTGCGGTTCAATAGCTCAAGCTGAAGAATTATTAGCAGGTAAAACGTACCATTCTGAAACTACAGCTGATGCTTTACAAGCATTTCAAAATGAAGAATTAAATCAACTTGCTACTGTTAGAGCAGTAAATGAAGGTATTAACATACCTAATTTAGATACTGCAATCATAGTGCAAATTACTTCTCAAGATAAAGATTTAATTCAACGTCTTGGCCGTGTAATTAGATGGCATAAAGATTTACGAGAACCTATTATTTATGTGATAGTAGCTCGTGATACTCAAGACATGGTATGGTTTCAAGCTGCCACAGCTGAAATTAATCAAAACCGTATTAAATACATAGGCTGGAGAAATTTTGTTACATCATTAAAACCTTATTAATATTAAAATTATGGCAAATATAGTTAAGACTAATAAAGCTAAAACGACAAATATTACTAGATCATCTAGTCGTCGTGTAATGCAAACTAAAATTCAAGAGGAAATTCAAAAGATTGATGATGAAATTGAAAAATTAGGAGTACCTAATGCCACATTTCTTTGTGGTCCAGGGGCTCTATTATTTCCTGCAATATTACCAGGAACTAACACAATTAACATTACAAGTTTTACAGATTGGAAAGTAACATTAATGATATACGTACACTACAACAGGATTTATGATGATCTAATTGTAGAAACAAAATCACTTTTTAATGCAAAACTTAATGATCCATCATCTCCTCCTTTAACATTTCCAGGTAGCATGCAGTCTTTTGCTAACGTGTTACATGATTTAAAGTTACAAACTAAATTATTGTATCATAAAAATCGTTTAACTGTGTTAAATGCTGCAAAAGCTAAGCTTACTCCATTTATGGATGAGGAAAGTAGGTTGTACAGTACATTAAAAGAGGTAGAGGCTCTTTATAAAACTTTAAAATAATGGGACCTTTAAAAGCAGTAGATATTGCTGGAGTTCTTATTAAAGTAGGAGATTTAGTAGTCTACACTAGGTACAGTAGAGATACTGGTTTATACATTGGTTATGTCAGTAAAATTACAGATACATCAGTAATAGTACATGAAAATAATAACTGGAATAGACGTATAACTCGGTATCCATCTCATGATTTATTAGTAGTAAATAATAATAAAGGTCTGCTCGATAAAGCGAAGAGTCTGGGGCTCTTAAGCAATAAATCGTAAAATTATGGCAGCAGACAAAGTTCAAAAACTGAAAGAAGTACTTGACTGGCTTGAAGAAAATTCGTATATTTATCACCTCAAGGGTAAATATTATTTATCAAATCAAGTTAATCGTGATCTAAACCTTCAAGCAGAAGATTTAGGTTTATCAAACCCCATCCGAATCAATGAAGTTGATGAAGACCTTTACAAACGTTACATTTCAGAAGCAGGAGTCCCTGCACGCATTCAAAGGCATGACGGTACGTCATACTATGCAAACAGATATGGAAATGACGCCGCTAAAGAATTCACTCGAATCATCAGATCCGGTTACATCCTAGATGTTATTATTGAGAGTACCAAACGCTATTACAAAAATGGCGGTGGGAAAGCTATCGGTAATTATATTTTAGAAGGAGTTTGGCAAACTGGTTATGACGAACTAATTAAAAATGCACAAGGTCCTACTGACAGGTTACCTGGAAGTACAGACCACAGAAGGTTATTGTAAGTATGAGCTACATTAGTTTATTAGAGCAGATTGAAAATCAGATGAAGTCTGATAAGATTTCGAGCATTCCCTTACAAATTGACCGAATGAGTCACATTCTTAGTATTCGTCACGCTAATTACACGCTAGTCGGTGGAAACACAGGAACTGGAAAAACTTCTTTTGTTGATGAAAAATATGTCTTAGAACCTTACGATTGGATTAAGGCTCATCCTGAACTAGGATTTAAAGTTAGATGGTTTTACCGCTCAATGGAAAGACGTACTGAATTTAAACTAGCTAAGTGGGCTTGTAACAAGTTGTATCGTGACACAGGCATTTTAATGTCTTCAGACGAAGTTTTAATGCTAGATGGGAATAGACTACCACAAGAGAAGTTTGACTTAATTAAGAAGTACTTAGATTACTTTGAGGAACTTTTAGATTACGTAGACATTCAAGATGGTACTGACAACCCATTTGGTATTTTTAAACCTTTAGAAGAATACGGTTACAAAACTGGAGTGCTGTTTAAAATACGTTACACTGATAAACAAGTTGTAGTGTATGACCACAGCGCAAAGTATGAAGTAATTGGATCTTACACTGAACAGCTATTTGAAGTTACAAGAGCGGGAGAAAAGAAGTATTACGAAGAAGTGAATTATAAAGGCAAGATTTATAAAGTCTTCCTAAAACATCCGTTATACTTTCCAGACAACCCAGACTTGTACGTAGTGCCTATCATTGACCACATTGGTAAAGTTAGTGCACTTGAAGGTAGTGACGATCGTAAAACTATCAATAAGACGAGTGAGTTACTCTCAACTCTTAGAGATACATTTCGATTTAGTCCAGTAGTAGTATCCCAATTTAACCGTTCCCTATCAGACGTAGGGCGTATGAAGTTATTTAAAGGAGATTTACAACCTCAGTTAGAAGACTTTGAATCATCAGCTAAAACTCAGCATGACGCTGACTTAGTATTAGCTCTATTTAATCCTTATCGTTACAAGAGTTACGACGCGGATGGCTTTTATAAAGATTACCAAATTAGAGATAAAATGGTATCTCCACAAGGTCATAATCGTTTCCGTACTTTAAGTATAATTAAGAATAGTAATGGAGTAGATGATGTATCCATCGGATTACGCTTTACAGGTGAAGTAGGAAGCTTCCAAAGTTTACCGTTACCTGGTTTAGAACAGGCTGCACTTAACATGGTTTATGAACAAATTGCTCAAGGTTTATAAAAACAGTTAAAGTTATGGGATTTTCAGTTTTAGTAGTGGGAGATTCAGGTACCGGCAAGAGCCGAGCTATCAAAAATCTTGACCCAAAGACAACGGCGATTATTACGCCAAACAACAAGCAACTTCCTTTTGCAGGTTCAGGTGCTAATTACAAACAAGATGTAAACGTGTTTAAAGAAACTACGTTTAAAGGAGTAATGGATACTATTAAGCAGATCAACACTGATCCCGCTGCAGCATTCATTAAGACTTTGATCTTAGAAGATTTAACTCATTACTTTTCAAAAAGAGTAATGGATGACGGTCGTAAAGAAGGTTATCAAAAATGGTCAGACTTAGCAATTGATGCTTTTAAAGCTATCATTGCAACGGAAACTGAATTGAGACCCGACTTAAATATGATCATTATCGCACACGTAGAAGCATCAATTGATACGTACGGTAATTCAGTAATTACCCTTCTAACCCCAGGTAAGTTACTTGATAAGCAGATTAAAATTCCTTCATATTTCACTTACATTTTACATACTGTAGTGGAAATTAAGGAAGGTAAAGCAACTTATCAGTTTCTTACAAACACAGATGGAATCAGACTAGCTAAATCACCAGAAGATTGCTTTCCGCAATTTATCGACAATGATTACAAGTTAGTTCTTGACACCATAGAAAAGTATCAAGGTATCGTTTAACAATTTAATTTAACAGGAAAAATGAGTTTCGACTTTTTAAAAAACATCAAGCTTGAGGATAATAAGACTGTTATTCCAACTAAAGAACGTGTAAAGCGTTCAGCAAT